ACCTATCGCAACGGGCAACTCCGCGCCATCGCGGCGCCGATGCGGATCAGCTTCAGCACGCTGTCGAAAAACTACAACGGCACCTATTCCGCGCAGCGGCAAGAGCTGGTCGAGCAATACGGCGCGTACGGCGTGCTGGCGTGCGAGTTCATATCGCAGATGCTGCGCCCGATCTACGAGCGGTTCGTTGCGATGGCGGTCCTCTCCGGCGAAGTGGTTTTGCCGCGCAGCGTTACCCTCGCCAGCGCAGTCGGCGCCGATTACCTGCCGCCGCCGATGCCATGGATCGATCCCGTCAAAGAGGCCGTCGGCCTGCGCACGATGGTACGCGCAGGGTTTCGCTCGTCCGCATCCGTCATCGCGGAGCGCGGCGGACGCATGTACGACACCTACGAGCAAATCGCGCTGGAACGCCAGTGGGCGCGCGACAACGGCATCGTGCTCGATACCGACCCCGAGATGGTGAGCGCTACCGGTGTCGCGCAATTCGACACGTTCGGCGAATCGCCGGGCAACAACCAGGACAACACGCAATGACCCCTACGCAACCCATGGCTGTCGCGGCCACGTTCGCGCTCACCAACGATGATCTGGAGCGCATCGCGCCGGACGCAAAAGGCAAATCCGTACTGGCACTGCACACCGGTGGCGCGGTGGCCGAGCTGATGATTTATGGGCCAATCGGCGATTATTTTTGGGATGGGGTCAACGCCACCGAAATGGTGCGTCAGATCAGTGCTATCGATGCCTCGGAGATCGTGGTGCGCATCAACTCCGACGGCGGCGTGGTGACCGATGGCATCGCGATCTACAACGCGCTCAAGCAGCACCGCGCGAACGTGTCGGTGATCGTCGATGGCATCGCGGCCAGCATTGCCAGTTTGATTGTCATGGCCGGCAACACGGTATCCATGCACGAGAACACCCTGCTGATGCTCCACGCGCCAATCGGCGGCTGCTTCGGCAATGCCGCCGCGATGCGTTCGCAGGCCGAGCTGCTGGACGTGTACGCCGCTGCGATGCAGGTCAGCTACATTGCACGCGCAGGCGAGCGCTCCGCAGAAATCCAGCAGATGCTGACCGATGGCGCGGACCATTATTTCACCGCCGCCGAGGCGGCTGAATTCGGATTCGTCGATGAGGTGATCAGCGCATCGCCTGCGCCGGCCGATACCGAATCCGCTGCCGCAGCGTTGCTGTCGTACGTCACCGCGATTGCCACGGCCACCGGCAACGCCCGCAACGCATTGCATCAATTTATTCAGGCGGCGACCACGCCGGCTGCATTTGCCTCGCTCCGCGAGGGCCACCAACGAGCCGTGCTGGCTCACATCGAGGAACCAGAAATGAACAAACAGTGCCATCTGATTTTGGCGTCGGCAGGTGCAGTGGGGGGCGCAGGTGGTGCTGCGCCCGCCGCGGCACCCGCCCCCGCCACCGCGCAACCTACCGCCGAAACACGGGATGGCGTGATCGCAGCGATCAGCCAGCGCAACGCATCGATGCGCGAGGTATTCGCACAGTTCCGCGATATCGGCGGGGTGCGCGAGTTGGAGTCCGAGTGTTTGGCGAATGCCTCGATGAGCATCGAGCACGCGCAGGCTCGGCTCCTTTCGGTAGTCGGTGCCGGAGCTGTACCGCTCAACGCCAACACCAGCAATGTGCAGGTCGGCGAAACCGACGAGGAAAAACGCATCGATCGCGCCGCGCAGGGCGTGCTGGCGCGCGCCGGAGTGCTTACCGGCCAAGCCGCAGAAGCAGCGCGGCAAGGCAACCCGGCAGCCAGACAGAGTCTGATCGCGCTGGCCGAGGAATCGCTGATCCGTGCAGGCGTCAACACCCGCAGCATGAGCCGCGACCAGATTGCCGGGCATGTGCTGGCGCAGCAAAGCACCAGCGATTTTCCGCTGCTGCTGGAAAACACCCTGCACAAAATGCTGCTCGCAGCCTACCGCTTGCAGGCATACACCTGGGAGCGGTTCTGCGCCACCGGCACGCTGTCGGATTACCGCCCGCACAACCGCTACCACCTGGGGTCATTCACGTCGCTCGAAGCGGTCAACGAAGCCGGCGAGTACAAGACCGGCATCATGTCCGATGGGGCGAAAGAATCCATCCAGGGCTCGCGCAAGGGCCGCATCTTGCAGATCACCCCAGAGGTGCTTGTCAATGACGACCTCGGGGCATTTACCCGCCCGACGCAGGCATTGGGCCAGGCGGCTGGGCGAACCATTGAGAACGATGTGTACGCCCTGTACGCGCTCAATGGCGGCAACGGCCCGACGATGAGCGATGGCAATCCGCTGTTCCACGCTGCGCACGGCAACATCGCGGCAGTGGCGGGAGTGCCGTCGGTCGCCGCAATCGACGCGATGCGCCAGCAGATGGCATTGCAGATGGATGCCGGCGGAGAGGACTTCCTCGACATCATTCCGCAGTCGTGGCTCGGCCCGCTGTCGCTCGGCAGCACCGCGCGAGTGGTCAACGCGATGGAGTTCGACGACGAAGCGCAGAAGAACCAGAAGCGACCAAACGCGGTGCGCGGGCTGTTCGCGGACGTGATCGACACCCCGCGGCTGACCGGCCCGGCGTGGTACATGCTCGCCGACCGCAATATCGAGCCGGTGTTTGAGGTTGCATTTTTGGACGGCGTGCAAACACCGACGCTTGAGCAGGAGATCAATTTCCGCACCGATGGCATCGCCTGGAAGGTCGTGCACCGGTACGGCGTCGCCGCTGTCGGTACCAAGGGCATCGTCAAGAACGCCGGCGTGTAATCGGCATAGTAATCAGAGGATCGGAGGATCAGGAAATGGCAAAAAACTATCGCAGCCCCGGTGAGCACATCACCTACACGGCCGCCGCCGACGTGGTATCCGGGCAGGCCGTGGTAATTGGCACGTTGCTGGGCGTATCGCTCACCGATGTTGCCACCGGCGCCACCGGCGAGGCGGCGATCGAAGGCGTGTGGGAGCTGCCGAAGCTCTCGACGGCGGTCATCACCGCCGGTGCCGCACTCATCTGGGACATTTCGGCGGGGCAGTTTATCATCGCCGCCCCCGCCGCTGGCGACCTGCTGGCTGCCGCGACCGCCATTGCCGCTGCCGGCAATGGCACCGCAACCGTGTTTGCGAAGCTGAACCCTGGCAACGCGACGGTGTCGGTGTAACCCAGTGAGCGACTTCCGGGCCATGCTTTCCGATGCCGACGACGCCGTGTTTGAAGGCCTTGGCGACACCGCGACGCTCGATGGCGGCGCGGTGGTTGGCGTGTTCAACGCGGCATGGCTGCAACCGCAGATGGGCGGACTGAGCACCGGGATTGTTGAGCCGCACCTGGTCGTGCGTGATCGCGATCTGGGCTCGGCCGGGCTGGGCAGCACGGCCGCCCATGATGGACGCACCTACACTGTGGTATCGGTGGAGCCTGACGGCACCGGCCTGACCGCGCTGGTGTTGCGTGAGGTGGTGCCGTGAGCGAGACCCAACTGCTGCGCAGCGGATTCCACGGCGACGGCGGGCGCGGCGGGTTCAGCGGCGTGAGCGCACGCGATCTGTCGCCAGGCGCCAGCGATGCCGAGGTCATGCGCGTGGTCAAGATGCTGGGGTTGGCGACGCCGGCCATACAGCGCGCGGCCAAGCGCGCCGTGCGCAAGGCCGCTCAGCGGGTGGTGTCGCGCGCATCCAAAGGTCTGGCCGGGCAGTTTCGTTTGCAACGCCGGAAGATTCAGGCGCGTCTGCGCTTGTACGTGCGCGAATCGGGGTTCGAGCAGAAGGTGTGGATGGGCCTGAATGACCTGGCCGCGCGCAGTCTCGGCACCCCGAAACGCACCGCGCGCGGCGTACAGGTTGGGCCGCACTTTTTCGAGGGCGCGTTCGTGATCCGCAAGTTCGGACGCGGTGTATATCGACGCGAGGGGCCGGACCGGTTTCCGCTGCTTCTGGCAAAACTTGAAATCGACCAGGCAGGCGCGCAGGTGTTGCGCGCTGCGATTGCCAGCACCAACAAAGACCTGATTGACCTGCTCCGGCAGGAGGTAAATTTTGAGTTGTCGAGGACGCTTGTGCGATGACCCTGACCGAAGCCATCGACGCCCTGGCCGCGCAGTTGCGCGCGGCCATGCCAGACGTGCCCACGGTGTCGGCCGACCCGCCGCCGCAGGCGCAGCGCGCAGTGCGCGTGCCTGCGGTCTATCTTGAGTTGACCGAACTCGATCCGCTTGGCAACCCGGGCGATGGACGTGTGTCTGCCGACGTGCGTTTCGAGGCGTACTGCATCGTTGATCCGGTTAGCGATCGCGCTGAGATTGCGTGTCGCGAGCTCGCGGTGCGCGTCATCCTCGCGCTCAACGCGGTTCCGCGCCCACTGCCGGGGCACGGGCATCTGCGCCTGGTGCGCGCCGGCGATGCCAGCCTGCGCGCGGGCCTGAGCAATCGCGTCGATTTGGACGGCTACACGATGTGGATGGTCGAGTTCGGCATCGAGCTGGCACTGGGCGATCTGGAGCCTGCGAGTATCACACCAACCGAGGTATGGCTTGGAATCGCGCCCGATATCGGCCCGCCGAATATCGCTGAGTACGAGCAAATCGAATGAACCCGATCGACTTCACCGAGCTCGCGCGCCGCCTCGCCAACCTGATCCGCTACGGGCAAGTGCAAGAGGCCGACTACGCCCAGGCGCTGGTGCGCGTGCAGTGCGACGGCTACCTCACCGGCTGGCTGCCATGGCTCACTCGCCGCGCCGGTGGCGATGTCGATTGGTGGGCGCCGGAAGTCGGCGAGGCGGTGCTGGTTCTGGCGCCGGACGGCGACCCCGCGCTGGCCGTGGTGTTGCCGGCCGCCTACAGCGACGACGTGCCGCCGCCTGAGACCACCCCGGACCGCGCCGCATGGAGGTTCGGCACAACGGTATCAGTCGCCGTGGATCGCGCAACGGGCGAAGCGACGGTAATTGCCACCGGCACCGTGCGCGTGCAAGCACCGCGCGTGGAAATCGCTGCTGACGAGGTGGCAATCACCGGACACCTGAGCGTTGGCAACGGCGTCACCGCCACCGGCGATGTTACCGCCGACGGAATCAGTCTCAAGACCCACACCCATCCCGGCGTGCAATCCGGCAGCGCCAGCACAGGTCCGCCGCAATGAAAATCGCTGTGCCTGACAACCGCGCCAATACTGCGCATCGTTCAACCGACCAAAAGGAACACTGATATGCCAACCGATTTTTTGCATGGCGTCGAAGTCGTCGAGATCGACAACGGCGCGCGCCCCATCGCAGTCGCCAGATCCAGCGTCATCGGACTGGTCGGTACCGCGCCCGACCTCGATGCACTCACGCTGCCGGCCAACTTCGCCACGCAAGCCGACTGGGATGCCGCCAAAGCGGCTTTCCCGCTCAACACGCCAGTGTTGATTGCCGGCAGCCTGCGCGAAGCCGCGCAGTTGGGCCTGACCGGCACACTGCCCGCTGCGCTGCGCGGGGTATTCGACCAGGTCGGCGCGCTGGTGGTGGTGGTGCGCGTTGCGGCTGGCGCGGGCGCAACGGCTGAGGCCGACACGCTGGCAAACATCATCGGCGGCGTCGATGCTGGCACCGGCCAGTACACCGGCATCAGCGCATTCCTCGGCGCCGAAAGCGTGGTCAAGGTCACCCCGCGCGTACTGATTGCGCACGGGTTCAGCCACAACGCGGCAGTGGCGAGCGCGCTGCTGACCGTGGCCGACAGGTTGCGTTCGGTGGTGGTGGCCGACGGTCCGAACACCGACGATGCCGCGGCCATCGCCTACGCCGGCACATTCGGCAGCCCGCGCCTGTACATCGTCGATCCGTGGGTAAAGGCGCTGTCGGCCAGTGGCGTCGAGGTCGTCGAACCGGCATCGGCGCGCGTTGCCGGCGTGATCGCCAAATCCGATTCCGAGCGCGGCTTCTGGTGGAGCCCGTCGAATCAGGAACTGCGCGGCGTGCTCGGCACCGCCCGCCCGGTCGATTTCGCGCTCGGCGATGCCAATGCCCGCGCCAACCTGCTCAACGAAGCGCGGGTAGCAACGATCATCCACCAGAACGGATTCCGGTTGTGGGGCAATCGCAGCGTCACCATTGATCCCAAGTGGACATTCCTGAGCGTCCGGCGAACCGCCGACATCATCAACGAAAGCCTGCTGCGCACCCACCTGTGGGCGGTCGATCGCAATCTGACCCGCACCTACGTCGCCGATGTCACCGACGGGCTCAACGCATTCCTGCGCCAGCTCACCGCGCAGGGCGCCATCCTTGGCGGCCGTGCCTGGGCCGATCCCGACCTCAACACGGCGGCCAGCCTCGCTGCCGGCCAGGTGTTTTTCAATTTCGAGTTCACTCCGCCAGCACCGGCCGAGCGGATCACGTTCCGCTCGCAGCTCACCAATGACTTCCTGCAGGAGATTCTGTCGTGATCGCCGATATCCTCTATGACCTCAATCTGTTCGTCGATGGCCGTGGCTACGCGGGCCGGATCAAGGAGCTCAAGCTGCCCACCCTCAAGCCGGTGATGCAGGGCTACAAGGCCGGCGGCATGGCGGCCGAGATCGACGTGCCCATGGGCCGCTTCGAGAAGCTCGAAGCCGAAGCCACCCTGCTGGCGTTCGACCGCGACGTGCTCAACACCCTGCGCATCCTGCCGGGCGAGCAGGTTGCATTCGTCGCGCGCGGTGCCAAGGTATCCGACGACGGCGCCAAGAAAGGCGTGGTGGTCACCATGCGCGGGCTGTTGTCCGAATTGGACATGGACACCTGGAAGCCCGGCGAGGAGATGCCGCTCAAGCTCAAGATGAGCCTGCGCTACTACAAGCTCGAAGACGACGGCGTCACCGTGTACGAAATCGACCCGATCAACTACGTTGCCGTCGTCAACGGCACCGACCAGTTGGCAAAAACCCGCGAACACCTGGCGATCTGACTATGGCAAATAAACTCTACAGAGTAATCAAGCGGTTCGCGCATCAGCACATCCATTGCGACGCCGGCTCCACCATCGCGCTGAGCGCCGAACAGGCTGAGTTTCTGCGGCACGGCGGGTTTGTCGAGCCAGCCGAAGCGGTCGATGACGTGCCTGTCGCTGAGCCGGTTGAAGCGGCCAACGGCACGGATGACGACCACGCCGATAGCCGCCGCCGCAAAGGAGCCCGCGCATGAGCGATGACCGCAAGTCCATCACCATCGAATACCCGGTGACCGCCAGCGGCGTGCAGATCAGCACGCTGTCGATGCGCCGGCCCAAAGTCCGCGATCTGCTGCTGGCGCGCAAAGGCACGCCGGACGAAGTGGCGCAGGAAATCCGCCTATTCGCCAACCTGTGCGATGTAGAGCCGGACGCCATTGAAGCGCTCGACCTGTACGACTACGGCCAACTGCAAGGGGCGTACGAGGGTTTCAGGAAGGTTTCCCCGGGGAAGCCGACCTGAGACGCGTGGTGGTGGATGTGGCGCACGTCACCGGGTGGTCGTGCGCCGAACTGACCGACCTGCCGCTCAGCGAGCTGCTCGCCTGGCGCGCCGCAATTCCGCCGTCGATCCGGGGCACATGAGGTCGGTATATGTGCTCACCATTGCAAACCACAGCCACATCGTCACCAGCAGCAGCAGCGATACCACGATGGCGGCGAACACACCCATCAGCACAGCGGACAGGATGGGCAGTCCGAGCGTCAACGCCCAGATCGCCGCCGCCACGCCCGAACCGTAGGTAATTGTCCCGATGGCTCTCATTAAGTCCCTCGCATTCACGTTGGGTGCCTCGCTCTCCAAAGAGCATGCCACGACCATCGGGCGCGTGCAAACCGATCTGGTGGCACTGCGCGGCGAGGCGAAAAAGCTGGGGCAAACGGCCAAGGACGCGGACCGGTTCGGCAAGGCGCTCGATGGGTTCAATGCCGCTTCGGTGACCGTGGCAGATGCCGAAGACGCGCTGGCGAAACTGCGCGCGGAAGCCGAGAAAAACCCATCCGAAAAGCTGGCGGCGAAGATCGCCAAGGCATCGCGCGCACTGCAACAGGCCAAGGACAAGGCTGCGCAGAGCAAGGAACGGCTCGGTCAACTTGGAAAGAGTCTGCGCGATGCCGGCGTGGACACCGGCAAGCTGGAGCACGAGCAGCAGCGCCTTGGCAAGAGCCTGGAGGCGACGCGCCAGCAGATGGATCGGCTCAACGCCGTTGCTGCCAGACGCAAACAGGTAGGGCAGGCGTTCGGCGAGGCCGCATCCCGCACTGGCGTTGCCGTGGGTTCGGCGGTGGCGTTCGGCGCAGCGGTCGGCAAGCCGGTCAGCGAGGCGGCGACGTTCAACGACCAGGTACGGCAGATCGCAATCACCGGCGAGTTTGCCGGCACCGCGCAGGAGAGACAGCTTGGTTCCGCGATCAGCGCCACCTCGCTGAACACCGGACAGAGCACCGCAGCGCTCACCGACGCGGTCAACGTCATCGTTGCCGGTGGCGTCGAGGGCAGCAAACTGCCCGGGCTGGTGCCGATCATCGGCAATATTGCCACCGCCACCCGCGCCAGCGCCGAGGACATCGGCAAGACCTTCATCGCGCTCGACCAGAATCTGGGCATCTCCAACCCCAAGGAGCAGGAGCTGGCGTTCAACCAACTCGCCAAGGCCGGCAAGCTCGGCAATTTCGAGATCAAGGACATTGCGGCCTCGCTGCCGGCGCTGGGCGCCAGCATGGCATCGCTGGGCATCAAAGGCAACGAAGCGGCGGTCGAATTGGGCGCGGCCCTGCAGATCGTCCGGCGCGGGGCGGGATCGAGCGAGGAAGCGGCCAACAACCTCAAGAATCTGCTGAACAAGATCACCAGCAAAGAAACGTCTGCGGCGTTCGCCAAGATCGGTATCGACGTGCGGCGCGAACTGAGCACTGCCGCCGCAAAAGGCGTTAGTCCGCTTACCGCGTCGGTGGACCTGTTCATGCAGGCCATGAAGCGCGGCGCACCTGCGGCCGCAGCGCAGATCAATGGATTGGCCAGCGAGCTGGAAGCGATCAAGGACCCGGCCGCGCGCGCTGCCGAGTTGCAGCGGCGCACCGAGCAGATTTCGGCGCTGGCCGCGCGCGCCGGGCTGAGCTCGGTGTTGGTTGACCAGCAGGCGCTGGCGGCGGTGGTGGCGCTGAGCCAGAACCGGGCCGAGTTCGAGCAACTCAAGACAAAAACGCGCTCTGGAAAGAATGACAAGGGTCAGTTTGTCATCGACGCCGATTTCGCGCTGCAGCAGGAATTGCTGACCAATCGCAGCAGACTTGCCGGCAGCGCGATCAGCGCCCTGGGGCGGACAATCGGCGATTCGTTGACGCCGGTGGTGGGGCCGATGATCGATTTGTTCACGTCCGCGGTCGTCGCACTGGTGAAACTCGGCGCGGCGTTCCCGAAAACCACCACCGTCATCGCGACCGCTGCAGCCGTGATCGGCGGCGGTCTGGTGGTCGGCAAAATTGCGCTCGCCGTGCAGTCGATCTTTCGCCTTGGCAGCGCGCTACGCGCGCTCGGCGCAGCGCAACGCGTGGCCGCCGGCGGCGGGCTGTTATCGCGCGCGCTGGCGGTGATGGCGCCCGCCGCCAAGAACCTTGGCGCTGCACTAAGCGGGGTGTTGTTCAGCGGGCTGAAGCTCGCCGGCCGGGGGGTTTTGATCCTCGGTCGCGCGTTTTTGCTCAATCCCATCGGCATCGCAGTCACCGTGATCGCCGGCGCCGCGTTCCTGATCTGGAAGAACTGGTCGAAGATCGGCCCTGCGTTGCGCTCATTCTGGGGCGGGATCAAAGGCGCAGCGACAAAAGCATGGAGTGGGATCAAAGGCGTTGCGGGTACCGTGTTCGACGCATCAAAAAAAGCCTTTTCATTCACGCCGCTTGGTCTGGTTGTGAACAACTGGGGTTCGATCAAGGGCTTTTTCGGTAATCTTGGTGAGCGCTTGAAACCAGCGTTCAATGTGATGTCGAAAGCCGCAATGAATGCATTTAAGTTTTCGCCGCTTGGTCTGGTTGTGAACAACTGGGGTTCGATCATGACGTTCTTCAAAACCCTCCCGGCGAAGATGTTGACGATCGGCGGGCAGATAATCGACGGCCTGCTCGGCGGCATCACCGCCGGATGGGATCGCCTCAAAGCCGGCGTGACCAACATCGGCGACGGCATCGCAAACCAGTTCAAATCGGTGCTCGGCATCAACTCGCCGAGCCGTGTATTCATGGGCCTGGGCGATATGCTGGGGGTCGGGTTGCAGCAGGGGATGCTGGGCACCGCGAGGGCAGTCGCAGGCGCGGCGCTGGCGTTGGCGACGGCGGCCACGCCGGATTTCAGCGGTAGCGCCGGCACTGGTGTTGGCGTTGCCGCAGCGGCAGCAACAGGCGCGGCATCTGCATCGGCAGGCGTGAGTCCGCAGCAGGCCAGCGCCGCGATGCAGATCACCATCGGCCCGATCAACATCACGCAGCAGGCTGGCGAGGATGCCGAGGCGCTCGCGGATCGCGTCGCTGCCGCCATCGAACGAAAGGCCGGCCGCATCCGCCGCAGCGCATTGGGCGACATCGCATGAGCATTGATATTGCACGGGTGGTGAGCGCTGCGCAGCAGACGCGCAGCCTGATCAACCTTGCCCGCGCGCTGCCGCGCGATCCGGTATCGGCCATGTCCAACGCGCTGACCAGCGCTGGCGTGCCGAACTGGGCCAGCGCGTTGGTGAGCGGGCGTGTCGATCAATTCCGACGCGCATTTGGGTCGCCACCATTCGCGCCGCGGCCTGACGTGCCAGCACCGACATTGTCGCCAACGCTCGCCACATCTGCGGACAGTGCCAATGCATCGTCCGGCGACCCGCCGCCCGGCGGCAGTGTGCTGCTGAGCCTTGGGCCGGTGCAGTTTCTCTCCGGGGCGCTGGCGCACCAGAGCATCGCGCGCTCGGTCGATTACCGCTGGCCCGCGCAGGAGCGGCTGGGGCGCGCGCCTGCCCACCAGTTTCTGGGGCGCGGCGAGGAAACAATCGAACTGTCCGGCTACACCCTCACCCATTACACCGGTGGCGCCGAGACGATCACCCGGCTGCGCGCGCTGGCAGACCAGGGCGAGCCGCAGGCGCTGGTCGATGCGTCCGGCACAGTGCTTGGTCTGTACGTGCTGACACGGGTCGAGACAACCGGCAGCGAGCTGGACGCCAGCGGCCGGCCGCTGATGCTCGAATTCCGGTTGTCGCTGTCCGCTTACGGTGAGGATGCCTGATGCGCGAGTACCGCACCCGCGACGGCGACACGCTCGATGCCATTGCCTGGCGCGTGTACGGCCGCCACGGCGTTGTGGTGGCGCTTGCCGAGGCCAACCCACACGTACTCGCCACGCCGGTGCTGACCGCTGGCATTGTACTGCGGTTGCCCGAGGTGCTGCCGCCCGCCCGCGTGGCCACGGTGCGGCTGTGGGGGGCGGCATGACACCGTTGTTCGCCGTTACGCTGAACGGCACTGACATCACCAGCAACATTGCCGATCGCTTGATATCGCTGAGCATCAGCGATGAGGCTGGCGTGTCGTCGGATCGGTTCGAGCTCGCACTCGATGATCGCGATCACGCGCTCGGATGGCCAGGCGCCGGCGTGGAATTGGAGATCGCGCTCGGCTACCGCGAAACGGGTGGCGTGCGCACGATGGGGCGCTATACGGTTGACGAAGTGGAGTCGTCGGGGCCGCCGGCCGAGCTGCGCCTGCGCGGCGCCGCAGCCGATATGCTAGCCAGCATCAAGAGTCAGCGGCGGGCAGACTACGACGGCAAGACCCTGGGCGAGATCGTGCGCGTGATCGCCGGTCGGCACAACCTCACACCGCAGATCGCCGCTGTCTTCGAGTCTCAACCGGTGGAGCACCTGGACCAGACCGACGAAAGCGACCTGCACCTACTCACCCGGCTCGCCGAGCAGTTCGGTGCCACCACCAAGCCGGCGGCCGGCCGCCTGCTGTTCGTCGAGGCCGGGAAAGGGCTGGACGCGAGCGGCGCCGCAATGCCATCGGTTGCGATTATCCGCAGTCAGGGGACAAGCTGGCGTGCATCCGAACAGGAGCGGCAGTTCTACTCGCGCGTGGAAGCGCGCTGGAAGCCGGCGCGCAAACATGCAACACAAACCGTTGTGGTTGGTGATGGCGAGCCGTCAACGTCGCTGCGCAATGCGTATCGCTCTGAGCCAGAAGCGCGTCGCGCCGCCGAGGCGCGGTTGCGCAAAATGTCGCGCGCGCGCACGGCGTTGAGCCTGAGTCTGCCGGGTGATCCCGAGCTGGTGGCCGAACGCCCGATCACGCTGGTCGGATTTCGCGATGGCGTGGACGGTGCCTGGCTCATCACCCGCGCAGAGCACCGCATCGACACCGGCGGATACACAACCAGCATTGACGCGCAGCGGTCTACAGCGGATTGATCTCGCCCGTCATACGCATGCGCTGTAGTGCGTCCATCTCCCCGAGACTGAGCGCACCTGGATGTGGATCATCGCACCTATGCCAGGCATGTCCCGCACCAACGGCCGATTGCTCGATGATCTGACGCATCTGCGCCAGTCAATCACCGACATCCTGACCACGCCGATAGGCTCGCGGGTGATGCGTCGCGACTACGGCTCGCGCCTGTTCGCGCTGGTTGACGCGCCGATCAATGCGCGCTCGCTTGGTGACATCTATGCTTCCACCGTTGACGCGCTGCGCCGCTGGGAGCCGCGCGTTGCCGTGCGTCGTGTCCGGGTGTTGGAAGCCGCGGCAGGCCGCTTGTCGCTTGCGCTGGAAGCGGA